CGAATTTGCAGAATCTGTTGTCAAAGAATTAAGAAAGCTCCGAGAAGACTCGGAGGCTATCATTTTGAATGGCACCATCAACGATATGGAGCGTTATCGCTTCATGATGGGTCGCCTCGAAGGATTGAAATTTGCCGAAGAAGTTGTTCGTGATCTTTTATCGCGAAGGACTACCGATGATTTTTAACCACAGAGGAGATGCCCATGGAAGTTGAAGAGAACATGACTGCTTTAGAGCGCAAGTGGCGCGAAGAGGCAGATGCAAAAGGCCCTTGCCTTGATGACGCGTATACGGAAGACGGGTTTAACCCTGAGAAGCTTGAACAAGCTGTCCGAGACCGCATCCCTACCCCCACAGGCTGGCGCATCGCCGTCTTGCCCTATCGTGGCGCGGAAAAGACCAAAGGCGGCATCGTCTTGGCCGAAGAAACCCAAAAGAAAACCCAACTTGCAACCAATTGCGGCTACGTCTTGAAGACGGGAGCCCTGGCCTATGCGGATCAGTCAAAGTTCCCCGATGGAGCCTGGTGCAAGGAAGGTGACTGGATTATTTTTGGTCGATACGCAGGTTCTCGCATCCAGATTGATGGTGGAGAAATTCGAATTCTCAACGACGACGAAATCATTGGGGTTGTAAACAGCCCTGAAGATATTCTGCACATGTAAGGAGCTACCATGAATGAGCAACAAGAGTTGGAATTTAAATTGGGTGAAGGCGAAGAGCCTGTAGATATTGACATGGGCGAAGACGGCCAGTCTCCAAAAGTACAGGAGCAGGACCAGGCCCCCAATGTAGAGCAGACTCACAATGAGTCTGAAAAGCCTGACAGTGAGCTCAACCAGTACAGCGAGAGCGTCAAAAAGCGCATCGACAAGCTGACCGCTCGCCTGCGCGAGACACAACGCCGCGAAGAGGCGGCAATTTCATATGCCAAGGGCGTGCAAGCGCAAGCGCAACAGATGCAACAGCGGATGTTCCACACGGACGAGGAACGTTTGCACGAAGCCAAGGGCCGCATTGAGACCCAGGTTGTGGCTTTAAAGCAAATCATCCGCAAAGCGCGCGAAGAGGGTGATATTGACACTGAGACCGAAGCCAATCAGCGCATGACCGACTTGATTTACGAGCAACGCCAGGTGGCCGAAGAGAATCAGCGCCGAGAAGTTTACGTAAAGCAGCAACAGAATCAGCCTGTCCAGCAAGCGCAGCCTCAGTATCAACAACAACCCCAGTACCAGCAACCCGCTCAGATAGACCCGAAGCTGGAAGACTGGATGGAGAAGAACTCATGGTATGGCCAGGACACGGTCATGACCAATACTGCCTGGGGCATCCACAAGCAACTCGTTATCAACGAGGGATTTGACGGATCGTCAGATGAGTATTATGATGAGCTCGATAAACGCATGAGAAGCACTTATCCACGGAAATTTTCTCCTCAAGCGCAAAACAACAGTACCACCAGAAACGTGCAATCGGTGGCTCCTGCAACCCGTTCATCGGGAGTGAATAGTTCAGCACGCCGCACTGTGAGACTCTCACCGAGTCAAGTTGCGATGGCCAAAAAGTTAGGTGTTCCTCTTGAGGAATACGCCAAGTACGTTAAGGAGTAAGAGATGACAGACAACCTTGTACCCACTTTAAATCGTGAAGCGCGTAGCGCTACAACTCGCGAAAGCGAAACACGCCGCAAGCCCTGGGCTCCTCCTTCTCGACTAGATGCCCCACCTCCTCTGGAGGGAACACGGCACAGATGGATTCGTGCAGAAATTGCAGGTCAGGAAGATCGTGTGAACGTAGCTGGAAAAATCCGAGAGGGTTATGAGCTTGTTCGTGCTGATGAGTATCCTGACTTCCCTGTCCCATCTGTTGAAGACGGCCGACATGCTGGTGTTATCAGCGTGGGAGGTCTTCTCTTAGCACGTATTCCCGAAGAAAGCGTACAGGAGCGTAATGCGTATTACCACCAACGTGCGAGCGACCAAATGCAAGCTGCGGATAACGAGTTGATGAAGAGCAATGCTCACAGTTCAATGAAGATTCAACGACCTACCCGACAGTCTCGCGTCACTTTTGGCGGCCCCAAGGCTGCTGAATAATCATTTTCTTAAAGGAATTATCAAATGGCTAATACTGACAAGGCTTTCGGCTTTCGTCCTATTGGCAATCTTTCCGCTACTGGTGCCCAGAAACAGTACGGATATGAGATTGCTGATAACCAAGCTGGAACAATCTTCCAAGGCGACCTAGTCGCTCTTTCAGCGGGATTCATCACCCGGTTTCTTCCGGCTACACACACCGCTGCGGTTGGCGTGTTTAACGGTTGCAGCTACATTGATCCCACCACCGGCAAGCCCACGTTTAAGAACTTCTATCCAGGTTCTGTCAATATCACTTCAGGCAAGATCATTGCCGATGTGATTGACGACCCTAGTCAGTTGTTCTTGGTTCAGTGTGATGCAGGTTTTGTTGCTGCGGATGTTGGCAAGAATGCAGACGTGATCGGTACAGGCGGAAGCACCACCACTGGTGTCTCTACCATGGAACTGAACTCCTCTACGCTTGCTACTACAGCCGCTTTGAACTTAAAGACTGTAGGCTTGTACAACGTCCCAAGTAACGAGTACGGCTCTTTTGCCGTGGTGGTAGTCAAGATCAACGAACACGTGTACGGTAGTGCCGGTGTTGCTGGTCAATAAGGAGAACATAAATGGCAATTTCCCGCGCACAACTCGTTAAGGAACTTGAGCCAGGCTTAAACGCCTTGTTCGGCCTCGAGTATAAAAACTACGAAAACCAACACACCCAAATCTATTCAATCGAATCTTCAGACCGTGCGTTTGAAGAAGAGGTGATGGAATCGGGTTTTGGTGAAGCACCTGTGAAGACTGAAGGTTCTGGCGTTTCATACGACCAGGCACAAGAGGTCTACACTGCCCGCTACACCCATGAGACTATCGCTTTGGCTTTCTCCTTGACTGAAGAAGCCGTAGAGGACAACCTCTATGACCGCCTTGGCGCTCGCTATACACGTGCTTTGGCACGCTCTATGGCTCAAACCAAGCAGATCAAAGCTGCTGCCATCTTGAACGGCGCTTTCACTACCTCTATCGGTGGCGACGGTGTTGTTCTGTGCGCAACCAATCACCCTACTTTGAGCGGCCCCAACTTGTCCAACACACTGGCAACCCCAGCGGACTTGTCTGAGACCTCTTTGGAGCAGTCACTGATTGACATTGCCGCATTTACCGATGAGCGTGGCTTGAAGATCGCTGTCCAAGGCTTGAAGTTGATTATTCCTAAGGAACTGCAATTTACCGCAGATCGTATTATGAAATCCACTTTGCGTACTGCAACTGCGGACAACGACATCAACGCCATTCGCAACATGGGCATGGTGCCTCAAGGCTACACAGTCAACAACTTCCTTACCGATCCAGATGCGTACTTCATCAAGACTGACGCACCTAACGGCATGAAGATGTTCACACGTGTGTCCATGAAGACTGGTTTTGAAGGCGACTTTGATACTGGCAACGTCCGTTACAAGGCTCGTGAGCGCTACAGCTTCGGCTTCAGTGATCCACGCGGCATGTTCGGCTCGCCTGGCGCTTAATAGTCAGGTAAAACGGAAAAGGGGCCTTGTGCCCCTTTTTCTTTTGGTGTATATTGAGCACATTCCGGGCCTTTCCGGTGTTCTGACAGTCCCGGCTGACGACATGCAGACAGAACACCCTCACTTGCATGTAAGGAAAAATCATGGCATCAACCACCTTCTCCGGCCCAGTCACGTCCACCAACGGCTTTATTGGCGCATTAACGGGTAACGTAACAGGTAACGTAACAGGTAACGTAACAGGTAACATTGCAGGGTCAGGCAGCATCACGCACGCTACGACCGCTGCAATTAACGCCACTGCAACAGCCACTGCTGCTGAAGTTGCCACTGGTTACATCACATCTACCTCTGCTGCTGCCACAATCATCACGCTGCCTACTGGCACGTTGCTTGGAGCAGCACTGGGAGCAGCTAAGGGTACAGTTTTTGACTTGTACATTGACAACACTGGCGGTGCAAACACCGTGACCATTGCTGTAGCTGTTAACGGTATCTTGTCAACTGCTGCCGCAGACACTGCCGGTTCTTTTGGTGACTTGACCGTTGCTTCGGGCGTGACAGGCGTTGCTCGTTTCACTCTTATGTTCTCAAGCGCCACAGCATACGTCTTTACACGCACTGCTTAATTAGGAGCAGACATGAGCAACAGCAATATTCAGGCAGTCACAAAGACTGTTGACGCGCATGCCGTTGCGGGTCGCACCCGGGTAGCCGGCATCTATTTTACAAACACGGCAACGGCCGGAACAATTACTCTTAGGAATGGCAGTGTTGTTGGGGCCACAGCATTGCTGACTCTTAACACCCCTGCTGTGGCGGGAGCCAATGACATTCTTTTGCCGGACATGGGAATTCTCTTTGATTCCGGGGTGTTTATTGATGTTTCCGGTGTTGAAGTTACCAGTGTGACGCTGTTCTTCTATGGCGGAGCCGCGCAGTAATGGCCAAGAAAGCGCCCTCCCTTTCGGTTGGTCGCGGCGAGAAATTGCCCATCTCCAAAGGGGCAGGTTTGACTGCCAAGGGCCGTGCTAAGTACAACGCGGCAACAGGAAGTAACTTGAAAGCCCCCCAGCCTAAAGGTGGCGCGCGCAAGAAGTCTTTTTGCGCTCGAATGTCTGGTATGCCGGGGCCAATGAAAGATGAAAAAGGCAAGCCTACCCGTAAGGCGGCTGCCCTAGCAAGATGGAAATGCTGATGGACATTAACTTAATCTGGTCCGCCGTTTTATCCGCTGCAATCGGCGGGTTGTGGTTCTTCATTCGTGAAAAATTTGACGAGCTCAAGCGGATAGACATTTTGTTAAACAAAACACGCGAGGAGATTGCCCGTGATTACGCAACTAA